CCGCCTCTGTTGACGATATTGAAAAGCGCATCGAAAGCCTTACCCTTTCAACTCTTTTAAGCGGCGAGTTTGACGACAGCAACGCAATTTTAACCTTCCATGCAGGGGCAGGCGGCACTGAGGCTCAGGACTGGGCTGAAATGCTGTTCAGAATGTATAACCGCTGGGGCGAGCGCCACGGCTACAAGGTTTCTACCCTTGATTACCTTGACGGCGATGTTGCAGGCATTAAAAGCGCAACAATTTTAATCGAGGGCGAAAACGCATACGGCTATCTTCATGGCGAAATGGGTATTCACAGGCTGGTTCGTGTTTCTCCCTTTGATTCCTCGGGCAGAAGGCACACCTCCTTTGCATCCCTTGAGGTTATGCCCGAAATCGATGATGATGTTGATGTTGAAATCCGTGAGGAGGATATTAAAATGGATGTTTACCGTGCCTCGGGTGCAGGCGGCCAAAAGGTAAACAAAACCTCGTCGGCGGTAAGGCTTACTCACATACCCACAGGGGTTGTGGTTTCATGCCAAATTGAGCGTTCACAGCACCAAAACCGTGAGGTTGCAATGCGCATGCTTAAATCAAAGCTGGTTGAAATTAAAGAGCGTGAAAACCTTGAAAAAATCGAGGATATTAAGGGCGAACAAAGGGAAATTGCCTGGGGCTCGCAAATCCGCTCGTATGTGTTTATGCCATATACAATGGTTAAGGACCACAGAACAAATTTTGAAATGGGAAATATTGCCGCTGTTATGGACGGCGATATTGACGGCTTTATCAACGCTTATCTTAAAATGAAAAGCATTGAAAACAGCGAGGCTTAAATTTTTTTAAGCTAAAACTTAACAATAATATATTGCCTCTCTTGTTATAAAATAATACAAGGGAGGTTTTTATTTTGAAAAAAACAATTTGTTTGGCATTAACTGCCCTTTTATTGTTTGGCTTGTGCGGCTGTACGGTTAAGGTTGAGCAGCCAAAAGCTACCGAAAATAATACAAGCAGTAATACAACAGGCACAACCGCCGACACTAACGAAGATTAAGGAGCATTGCAATGATTAAATTCAGCGAAAAAAATTACGAGCTTAAGTACAACCTTAAGCGCATTGAAATGATTGAGGCCCAAACCTCTCTGCCCACAATGGCACAGATTAAGCAGACCGGCGGATATTTTGGCGTGGGCGACCTTAAGACATATATCACTTACGGCCTTAAGGAAGAGGGCGCTGATGTGTTTATTATGCCTGCTAAGGCGCAAGAACTTGCTGACGAAATGATAATGGAGGTAGGCTACACAAGGCTGTGCAGTGAGGTGCTGGCAGCGTTGGAAAAAGACTGCCCTTTTTTCTTCCAAGGCGCCTGATAGATTTTGAATATCTTAATTCCGACAATTCGGATTACATAAAGGAAGCGGAGCATTTTCAAAGCGAAATTGACTTCGCTTTTTTTGCCGTCAATTTCGGCTATTCCAAGGCTGATTATGAAATGCTAACCCCTAAGGAACGAGCTTTTATTTATAAAGCCTGGGAAAACAAGCTGATAACCGATTCTTATAACCTGTATAACGCAGTGTTTAAGGCTTTTTATAACGCTAATCGCAGCAAAAAGCAAAGAGCTTTATCACTGTTCCGCAAGGCTAATCAGCAAGTTGACAAAGAGAAGCTCCGCAACGACAAGAAGATTGTTGAGGAGGCAAATAAAAATGACGGCAATTGGATTGAAAAAATCTATCAAGCAAATCACATTCCTTACAGAAAGAAGAAGGAGGTTAAATAATGTCAGATTATAAGCTTTCCGTTTCAATTGACGGCGATGCCTCGGGTATGAAGAGGGCGTTCCAAATTGCAAACGCCGCCGTTGCCGACTTTGATGCCAAAACCTCAGGCATAACCAAAAAGTTAGGCTCCCTTGGTTCAGGCTTAACAAGCATGGGCAACAGCCTTACTAAAAATATCTCAAAACCGGCACTTGTTGCTGCCACAGCACTCAAAGGAATCACTTTAGTAAAAGGATTTAATCGTCTGACAGACATAGATGATGCCAGGGCAAAACTTATGGGCTTAGGCCATGATGCCCAAAGCGTTGATAAAATAATGTCCTCGGCGCTTACCTCGGTTAAGGGTACCGCCTTTGGAATGAATGAGGCTGCAACCACAGCCGCCGGGGCCTGTGCTGCCGGTGTTAATCAGGGAAAAGAGCTGACCCGTTACCTTTCCCTTACAGCTGATGCCGCAGCTATAGCAGGTACCTCAATGGCTGACATGGGCGCTATCGTCAATAAGGTGCAGACTTCAAATAAGGCATATATGGATAACCTTAATCAGCTCGCAGATAGAGGACTGCCCATATATCAATGGCTTGCAGATGAATGTCATACAACAACAGATGCAATTACCGAAATGGCATCGCAGGGACAGATTTCGTCAGCGATGTTTTTAGATGCTATTGAAAAAAACATCGGTGGCGCCGCAAAAACAATCGGCGATAACTCATTTAAGGCATCTGTTAGTAACCTCAATGCCTCATTGAGCAGAATCGGTGCAAATTTCCTTGATGCAGGAGAAACCGGAGGAGGCGTTTTTTCGCAGCTTAAGCCTTTAATCAAGGATGTTACAGGCCTGATGGAAACGCTTGAAACCCAAGCCGCTGATTGGGGTGTGGCAATCGGTAAGTCGTTTGAACCGGTGGCAGCTAAAGCCCAAAGCCTTATATCCAAATTTGAGGCCCTTGACTCTGCCCAACAGCTTAATATTGTTAAAGCCGCCGGTGTCGGAACGGCATTAGTCGCCGGAATAGGCCCTGCAACAACTAAGGTAGGCGAATTTATCACTGCCGCAAGCAAGATTTCGGCAGTGGGCGACAGTATCAGCAAGCATATAACATCGGGTTTTGCAAGCATACCCAAATCGCTTACACGCATGACAAGCGGTGTTATGGGGGTAGCAGGGGACATAAACAAAGTTGTTACGGGCATTGCAAAGCCTGCCGGTACTGCATTCGGCAAAATGGCGACAACAACAGCATCATTCTGCACCAGAATAGGCGGACTTATAAAAACAGGAATGTCAAACGCAGCAGACAATGTTGCTTTTGCCTTTACATCAAAATATCCCAAATTAGCCGCTCAAATCGCCCTTTATGAAACGAAAATAAACAATACTTTTTCAAAAATCTCAACAAATGTGTCGGGAATTATCTCAAAGGTTTCTACTAAAGTATCGGGTGTGGTTTCAAAGGTCGGCCCAGTTGTGTCGGGTGCTTTTTCAAAAATAGCACCGGTTATGAAAAAAGTCAGCTCAGCCTGCGGAACAATGGTGCAGCAGGTCGGCTCGGGAATGGCAAGTCTTATTACTAAATCGGCAGGCTTTGGAGGCACACTGATAAAATCATTTATGAAATTGACCGGCGTTGGTGCAATTGTCGGCGTGGTTATAGCCGGGCTGGGGCTGCTGCAAAAGGGTTTCGGCACGCAAATTAACGCCATTATCAGCAATATCCAACAGAAGGCCCCTGAAATTATAACCAAATTCGGTCAAACCATTACTGATAATCTGCCAATGCTTATATCGCAGGGCGCAGGACTGGTTAATAAGATTACACAGACAATTACCACTTGCCTGCCGGCATTGTTTTCGTGCGGTGCAAGTATTGTCACTTCGCTTGCAGAGGGCCTTTTAAACTCTGCTCCGTCGATAGTGGCAAGGCTATTAGATATGCTAACAATTTTTGCATCATCTGTTTCTGTATTTATGACGGAAAATTTACCGACATTTGTTGAAAGTATGTCAGCATTTTTTGTGGATATACTTACACAAATCAGCCAAAGAGCCCCCGGCATTATAACAAGCTTATGCACAGGGCTTACGGCTGCAATTCCTGAATTAATTGCAGGAGCAACAAATATTATTAATTCATTGTTACAGACTTTAAATGCGTGTGCGCCGATGATAATCAGCGGAGGAGCTGATATTATTGTGGCGTTGGTTCAAGGACTTGCTGATAATCTTCCGACTCTTATTCCTACAGCGCTTCAATTAATCGTAACAATTGTAACAAGCCTACTTGATAATCTTCCTAAAATTATAACGGCAGGCCTAAATCTAATTGTGGCACTTGCTAAGGGCCTTGTTGATGCGATTCCGCAGTTAATAAAGAGTATTCCTAAAATTATACAATCGTTGGTAACGGCGATTGTTGATTTATTGCCTGAAATTATTTATACGGGAATAACGCTTATTACAACCCTTGCAACCGGACTGCTTCAGGCAATACCTGACCTTGTAGCAGCTATTCCCGAAATTATACAAGCTGTTAAAAATGCGTTCGTTACTGTCAATTGGGGCGAAGTCGGCAAAAACATTCTCGATGGCATAGCCGAAGGCTTGAAAAGTGTTGCAAGCAATCTTGTTGATGCAGCTAAAGGAGCAGCGGGCGAGGCGCTGGATAGCGTTAAAGACTTTCTCGGTATCCATTCGCCGTCAAGAGTTATGCGTGACGAGGTCGGCATCATGATGGGTTTAGGTCTTGGTATCGGCTTTGAAAAGTCAATTCCCGTTAAAGCAATGGGCAAAAGCATAGCAAAGTCGGTTGACGAATTATCAACTGCCTCATTATCGCTTACCTCTGGCGCCAAGCTAAGCAATATGGTTACGCCGGTTCAATCATCCGTGCAAAATATGGCTATGAATTATGCCATTAGCACGGCAGCGGGTACCCAGACGGCCGAGCCTGTTTATTTCAATATCTATAACGATGATGTTATAACGGCTATGTCCTCACAAAACGCCAAGCTTGTTAACGCTATGCTTGAGGCCGCAAGCAGTATGAAAATTGTCGCTGACGACCGTGAGGTTACACGCTATATGAAAAAGCTTGGCTTTGCGAAAGTGGGTGTGTAGATGAATTTTTATTATGTTAACTCTCGTGGCGATAAGCTGGATTTTTCGGATTTTCCGTATTTGTTCCAGGAAGGGGATTTAGTTAATTCATCCTGGGAAAAGGACAACAATTCAGACAGATACACCAACATCCGTAAGACCGCCGGCGAAAAAAGCTTTAAAATTGCTGTTGTGCCTGACTATACCAAGCCCCTTGCGGAGCGAAAAAAGCAATATGTTAATGCAATTAACCGTATTGCGGAGGTATTTGAGTATGATGTGTGCAATAACGCTTACGGCCGACTGTACACGGATTCGGGGTATTTTCTGCGCTGTCAGGTTCTTTCAAGTGATAAATCGGATTGGGAAAACAGCGCAACATATATGTTCAATGAATTTAAGGCGATAACCCAAGTGGATTATTGGTTTTACGAAAGGACATTAACCTTTTACCCTGCTACGGCAGATTATAACGAGGGCGTTGATTTTGCCTTCGATTTTCCGTTTGATTTTATGCCCAGCTTTTCGCTTGAAAAATTCTTTACAAACGATTCGTTCTTGCCGGCAAATTTCACTTTGCGAATTTACGGACCGTGCGAAAATCCAAGCATTATTATCGGCAGTCATACCTATCTATTTAACACCAAACTCGCAGCCACCGAGCGCCTTGAAGTGGTGGCTCTGCCGGACGAAAAAACGGTAACGCTGATAACCGCCGCAGGCAATAGAATCAACTGTTTTAACTGCCGGAGTAAATCACAATCGGTATTTGAGCCCATACCTGTGGGGAAAAGCAGAATCAGCTGGAAGGGCGACTTTGCTTTCAGCCTTACGCTGATTGACAAACGCTCCGAGCCTCGGTGGTTACTACCGGCAGAACCTGCACCGTCAGATACTCAAAAGCCGGATTCCGACATTTATTATTTGCTTGACAGCGATGCGGCAAATGTTCTTGACAGTAACAATGAGTACATTGCTACAGAAACGGGGGTATAAGGTGGAGTTTATAATTGCTAATTCAAATATGGAGGAAATAGGATTTCTTACACCGTTTTCAAACATTGATATTGATTTGGGGCAGGAAACAGATTTTCGGCTTGAGCTTGAGCTGGGGGATTATGACCCGGAGCTGTATTCTCCGGGGAATATGATTTTTGCCCCCGGTACAGAATACGGCGGCTTTTTGGCCGACCCTGAGGTTGACACTGCCCAAAACACCATTACATTTACCGGCGACACATTCAGGGGAATGTTGAAAAAGAAAATTATTGAACCGCCTAAAAATGCCGCCCACAGGGTTATATCGGGCGAACTTAACAGTTGCATTTCAAAGCTACTGAAAATGCATTTTACATCACTTTTTACGGTGGCTGACACTGCCACCTCAGTGAGTGTAAGCAATTTTCAATTTGATAGGTACTGTACCTTGTATGACGGACTTGTTACAATGCTCGCCTCAGTTAATTATAAGCTGAAAATCGAGGTGCAGAACGCCGCCGGGGAAATAAAAATTATTTTGGCAGCGGTACCGATTTTTGACTATTCACAGAGTATTGAATTTTCGCAGGACGGAAATATTGATTTCAAAATCAAAAATCAGACCGCATTCTATGAATATTTAATAGCTCTCGGCGGCGGAGAATTGGAAAATCGCACTGTAAAATATTTTAAATACAATACCGATTCAACAGTTGAGGAGGTAACGGCAATCCCGACAGGGAATTTTACAAGGGTGTATTTGTATGATTATTCCAGTGTCGAAAGTGACGACGAGCTGGTCGATTCCGCCACTAAAAAGCTTAAGGAAATCAACTCGGGCAATGCTCAGAGCATCACGCTTAATAATGATGCAGAGGGGTTGGAGCTCGGCGATATTGTAGGTGGAAGGGATTATATCACGGGGCTGACAGTCAAAGCGCCTGTGACAAACAAAATAATTAATATAAAAAATCGAATAGTTTCGATTTCCTATACTGTGGAAGGAGATGAAAATTAAATGGCAAAAATTATAACAGGTTATACCGGGGCGCCGCATATAACATCTGATGATGTAGCTGCTTTTCAGCAGGGCATTATCGGCATTGATGATTATGCGCTCCCGGGCGAAACCGAATTAAGCGTTACGACAGTTGAATCGTCACGCCTTAGGCTAAGCAAGGCCGAAATTGTATTGCAGGGTGTACATATCCGTTTAGACGGCACAGAAGAGGTTACTGTTGCCGCCCAAACGGTAGGAACAACCCGCCTTGACAGAATAGCGGTAAGGTACAGCAAGGATGCATCAACCAATGTTGAAAGCGCAGAGCTTGCAATAATTCAGGGGCAGGAGGCTGCCTCAAATGCTGTTGCACCTGACCTTGTGCAAGATGATTTACGCAACGGTGGCTTAGTAAGAGAGGCCTCCCTTTTCCTTATAACCCTTAAGGATTCGGTAATTGTTTCAATAGTTAGGGAAATTCCTATTGTGAACGATTTAAACACCCTCACTGATTTCGCATCAACACACGATGAACAAATAACAGCCATTAACCGCACCGTCACAAATAATTCGTCAGCTATTAAGGTGTTGCAAAGCAAAAACGATTTTACGAGCGCAATCCGTTCCGTTTCGCAGTACGCAAAAGCCGCCTTATCGTCAAGGGTAGCGAGCTGGAAAACCAATAACGCTAAGCCGGATGTGCTTGAAGCGCAGCT